AGAATAGGTACGTTGTTTATCTAAATACTTTCGGTGATACCATTTAAGCGAATCTAACAGCGGCTTGGAGTTTTCTAAATCAAACCAACATTTACTCAAAAAAAGTTGTGCTGCATGGATCTGATCTTCCTTGGGTAACTTAGGACAAACCTTTACAGGTCTAAGCCCCAAACTATATGCATACTCTTTTCTTGATTTTCCTGTGGACATCTCTCGTGTTTCAATGTCGTGAGGAAAAATAAAATTCCTATAAAAATAATCTCGTTCTCTTATAACCTGGGCATAGTGATCTAAGCCCTCATTGTTATTAGAGTACGTATCAATAATATTAAAACTTCTTCCAATCTGTTGGATAAAAATTAAACAACATTTATCCGAGATACCTAAATCAAAATAGACATCTACTGGATAGCCTGGATCATAAGGCACTCTTGTTATATGTTTCTTTTCTTCTATCTCCTGGACAAACTTAGCAAAGACAGCACCACTTCGGTTAGCCATCCATGAACATTCCATTTCCTGGTCATACTGATCTGGTGTCATCAGCTTACGCATCTGAGCTAATTCTTTATCATCAACTAATTTAGTTTCAGATACTTTCCAAGTAACAGTAAACCATTCGGGATCTACTTTTGCTTTTTCATGCAAGTTATAAAATTCATCCATTCCGTTAGGAGTACCGATAAAGCAAACTCCCCCTTTTCTATCCGCAATAGCTGGGCGAATAATCTCGGGAAACATCCTGGCATCCATCTGTGCATACTCATCACAGAATACATAATCAAAAAACTGCCCCCTGGCACTATCTGGATTTTCTGCCCCGAACAATTGTATTCGAGATCCATTAGGAAAATCTGCTCTTAATTCTGTTTCGTTGTACTTCATTCCAGGTATTACCCTGGTGTACATTTTAATCATATCCCAAGAGATCAATTTTATTTGAACTCTTGTCGGTGCAAACATTGCTCCTCTAAAGTTTTCTCTATCAGTAGTTAAGGCTAACTTAACTAAATGATTTACGCCAAATGTGGACTTGCCTCCTCGCCTGTGCATGACGCACACGCCAAAGCGGTATTTGTTTAATTGGTTATGCAGCTCTTGTTGCTGCGGTCTTGGAGTATATGGAATTGATATTAACTTTTCCATTAGTGTATTGTTTGTGAAATGCCTAATTCAGCATTCATGTTGTTAATACCAAACTGCTCCATCAATAAATAACAAAGGCTCTTTGCCTCTAAGTCTGTATTAAAGCCTGTGAACTCTATTGTTATTTTTTTTGTATTTTCGTTATAAATTAACGATGCGTAAAAATTATTTTCGTCTGTGTACGTCAATGTTTTGATCTCCCGATATATATATATAAACAGCGGACAGTATTTTTCTGGGTATATGGGCTGTCATATTTTCAAAAAAACAACCAAAAACCAGGAAAAAACAAAATCCAAATCGTAAAACCAGGATTATTTCCCAGACCTACGCATTACCTAGGCGATGTTCATTCCAATTCACAAAACAAAATTTAAACTTTGTGTATCAAGCTGCGTATCATCGCACTTCATATTGCGTGTGCGAGAGCTTTCACTTTGCCTATCAAAAAACCGACCTAAGCCCCTTTGTTCTTATCTTCTACCTGTTTAGTACCATCATCCCATATAAACTTATACGTTACGTTACTGTCTTGTTCGATCTTACTCTTATCACCATAAACTCCAATAAGTTTAGAGGCAGCCCATCGATAATGATGTAATCTTTCCCTATTCCATTGGACATCTTGCGGCTTAATATCTTGCGATAATAAATCAAAGCAATGATCCAAATGAGTAGCAGCTCCTACCGATCTTGCAGCCATAATCTTATCTGCAATCTCTTGGCTTTCTCTCATCCATTTATAAACAGCAGATAAACTAGGATAACCCTTTTGCTTTGTTATCGAGGTTAATGTGTTCCCCAGCTGTATCTCCTCCAGGATCTTGTCCAAGTAGTTCTTCAAGTCTTTTGGCATTGTTTTTATACTGTCTTAAATTTCTATATGCTTTTCTTTTGCCCTCAATAGTTTTAGCACCTGTACTCATTCCACCATGAAACTTGCACCGACCATTTTCCAATGCTTTCGCCTGGCAAGGATTGCCATCATATTTGCGTCTAGCTCCGCAAGGAATTTTCTTAGAAGGTCTGCCTACCATTTAGACAAAAAAAAAGATGGAATTAAATCCATCATATTAAGAATCATAGGTTATTTTGTTAATAATGTAAAGTTTATTGATATTTTTCTTTACAGTTTTATTTATTCTATAAGCGGTAATGATAAGAGCTTCCAGGTACTTCTCTCTAATCCATTGACGAGATAATTTTGTTTTCTTTCCTAACCATACCCATGTTGCACCTTTAGCCTTTGCCCAGATAACTTTTCTCATGTTCATATCTTCAATCTCCATCAGTATCTGCGTTGCTAATTCCCAACGATCTATCTGTATTTGCTCTGGAACAATACGAATTAAGTCATTTATTTTTGTGTAACCATACGAAGTAATTTCATCTGGATAATCAACCCAGCTACTCATCTTTTGCTTACGCAAGTAATGCGGCATTAATCTATCTGTCTCTGCTGCATCATCAAATAATCTAATCAGATCAGTAAAATCAATCTTATCACGATATTTTCTTTTCTTTTTAGTCAATGCCGAGGAGATGTTTCGCATACTTTCTTGCCTTTGCTTTTTGTTGATAGTTTCCTTCATTCATTATTTTAAACCAGGAAATAAATGTATCAGTTGATAATGCTTTTTTCATATTGCCTATAATCCAATCATCTGTCCCCCTTGCTGCGTGAGTTCCTTGCTTAACAGCAAGATAATTAGCATTACTATTCTTTGCTATATTCTTTATCATTTTATCGAGATAAGACTTATCCACTTTTCCCCCCTTTTAAAATTGTGATTTCCTCTTCTTCTAAATAAGTTCTTAAATTAGTTCGTAGGAAAATATCTTCCTGGTCTTTTGGAAAGTTTTTTCCTGTAGCTTGGAAGAATTTTTCCACTAGATCAAAATCAATTGCGTACATTGTGGAAAACCCCACGTTGCCTTTTCTTTTAATTTTAATGTAACCAAACTGCACCAGGTCATAAATTCCATTGCGAATACTTCTATCAGTTACTCCTATATCCCTGGACATCCGCAGCTGGGATGGATTGCATTGCCTGGTCTTGTCATTGTGATAATTACACAACAAAAACAACACTCTCCTGGCAACAGCTGACAACCTGGGATCTGCCTGGGCAAATAAATTTAATTTCCATTTATCAACGAGAGGCATTTTTTACCAATTTTGCAGCCTCTTCCAAAATGTCCTCATCCATTGTTTTCCAGGTGTATAAATTTTCCATGCATATTCGTTTCAATCGTGCAGCTGTTCTATAAACTTCATCCGAATGATTACCCTGGGGCAGCTGTCTGTTTTTATAACTTGGAATAACTTGATCCAGGTTTGGTTTTATTTGTTCCAACAATTCCAACCCTCCACGATTTGCACATCTTCTACACAACCAATGGGGATAGCTTGGGATCTCCCAGCCTCATCATCTTTCTTATCTGTTGGTATATCTGCTGATATTTTTATTTCATTATCAGTAATTTGTGCAACCCATCCAACACTTAGTATAGCTGGGCAGTTAGTTTCTTTTATTGTGTCAAGTGAATGCCATCCATAATCAATCTCTTTTGCGTCAATCCAGCGAATGACAACTAAATTACCGAGATATGTTGAGGAAATCATTAGCAGTTACTTCTCCATTGGTGTTATCTCGTATCTTAATCATGCGGTCTGCTCTTGGTATTGTATTGCCCTGGCAATATCTTTTTATCTCTTGCGTTGGATTTTTGAGATCTTGCAACCCAATCTGCCTGGCTAATTGAGTAAATGAAAGCTGATATTTTGTTCTATATTCTTCTAAAGTCATATTGCTAATTTATTTATAGTAATTAGCATTATTTGCAAATAATAAAAATATAGTTTGCAAAACAAAACAATAGCATTTAAAGCTAGTTGGCATATGGTTACAGCAATAATGAATGACAAGATTAAGGATGCTATTAGAGCTGCTGGTATGCAACAAAAACAAGTTGCAAAACTAATTGGCATTAATGAAATACATTTTAGTAAAGTATTAAATAAAAGAGTTTCATTAACACCACAGATGGCAGAGAAGTTATCTAATATTAAAGAGTTACAGTTAGAAAAAAAAGAATTATTATTTCCAAGTTTAGATTTAGAAATAGCTGGTCAATTTTGGTCTGGTACAAATGTTGACATGTTTAAATTTGATAGACCTATCCTTAAAATTCCTAGTGCTATTGCTCCAGGATCTTATGGAATAAATTTTAGAGCTAATAAAGATGTAGATACAAATTACTCTTTAGATTTTAATCAAGGTATAATTTATATATTTAATTCTTATTGGCAAAAAAATAATAAAATTGATCCATTGTGTTTTAAAAGTGTTGCGATGGTAGAAAGAGATAATGGAGATTTAGCGATTGGTTGGATTTCAGAACCAGATGCTAAAAATAGATTTTTTTTTACTGTACTTCATTCCACTATTACCATGCACATTAAAATTAAGTGGGCAGCAATATGTTCTGGTACAGTTAATCTTAAAGCATTGCCAGATATCGATGAAAACGAAAGTATGCACATAGAATAGACATTTTTTGCAAAGTATTTGATATAATTTGCATTTAATGCTAATAATCATCTCAAAAGGATGGTTATGCAAAATAAAGAAACACCCGAACATTGGTTAAAGTACGATCTTTACCACACATCACCCGCACAATCTAATTTATCCAATGGCATTTGGGCTGGAAAATATTTGTGCTGCACACAAGATGAACGAAAACTTTTTAAAGTTAAGCCCATTATGGTGTCTGGTAATGCTGTCCAGGAAGGAGTTAATGCAGCTATTATAGATAAACTGGATGATGATGTTGCAGCTAAAGAAGGTGAGTATCAATTTAATTTACAAAAATCAAAATTTACAGAAGATCAATTAATCCATTTTGAAAAGATTGCGGAAGGTATGCAGCAGATGGTGCGTAATGGTATTGCTGCAATGAAAGAGATATTTCCAAAATATAAAAAACAAAAAATAAAATCTGAAACAGCTGCCTGGGCAACAATGCCTGGAGTTGAATTACCCATGACAGGTTTTATGGATTTTGAAAGTAAAGATGTTGTTGTTGAATTTAAGTCTAAACAACGAGGTAAACCAAAACAATTAAAAAGCGGTGGCTGGTCTGCTGCCAAGGGATCTTTGCCAAAAGTACCCCAGGAGGCTCATGTTCGGCAAACTGCATTTTATCACAAGGCAACTAATAAAAAAATTTTTATTGTTTATGTAAATGACCTTGTACCAAGTGAAAAAGATCCAGGCTTTGTAATTTATGATCAAACCCATGACGCATTAAATCAAGATGCAGTTGATTGGGCTTGGGAAGAATTTACCAGGAAAAATATTATAAGGCAGAACATTGTTTCTACCTCAAAATCATTAACAGAAATTTTATCCAAAATAGATCCAGAATTTTCTGATCCGTTTTGGGATTTTGGCGATGAGTATGTCGCTAGATGTAAACAACTATGGAGGGAAATTATATGAATAATACAGCTAAAGTAATTAATTTTGTAGGTACAAAAAAAATTATTTGCTCTGCACAAGATTGGCGGATTTGGTGGGCAGAAAATAGAATGAAAAAAGAATGTGCTGAAAGAAGAAATAGAAAATTTACTAAATTAGAATCAAAAATAGTTACCATGCTTATGAAAGATGCAACAGATAAAGCGTTGTATGCGGATGAAAGAAAGGCTTTAAATGCCTAAAGTAGCAGCAGATATAAAAGAGCTTTTGCAAAAGCATAATTTAAAAAAAGAAGATGTATGGGATTGCCATGGTACTTGGGTTTTGTATCATAAATCTATTGAAAGAATACAGCTTAACGAGAAAATTGTCATTGTAGATTTAACAGTTGAATACATAGATCTAGCCTTATCCAGCTGCGTTGTAAAATGCACAGCTGTGAAAGATGGCATTAAAGTAATTACCTTCGGTGAATGTACTCCGAAAAATAATAGAAATTCTTATCCTGTCGCAATGGCAGAAAAGAGAGCCATAGACCGAGCAGTATTAAAACTAACTGGTATGCATGGTGATTTTTATTCTGAGGATGAGATGAATATAAAAGAAGAAGAAGAAAGCAAAAAGAATTCCCCAACAAAAACTAATGCTAAAAGTAATTATGGGGATGCAGCTGGGGCAGATGGTCTGCCCCAGGCTATAAAAGAGAGGATGAGCAATGGAAGATAAACAAGAAAAAATTAATAAAATGCAAACTGAATTAAATATTAATACACAAAAATTAATTGATGTAATTTCTTTACAAGTTGATGATCTTGCAAAACAAATAAAGGAGTTAAAAAATGCCAATTAAAGGAGTTAAATTAAATAAAAAAGGTCAAGCTGTTTTATATATCGATGTGTATGCACAAACAGATGAATTAAAAGATGCGGTGAATGAATTACCAAAAGATCCACCAAGACCAGGTTTTAAATCACATAGTATGGGTTATGAAATTACAGAAGATATAACTATACCCGCTGGAAAATACGATATTGTGATGTGGAAGGGTTTTACTAAGGCTGGTAATCCTAAAATGACAATTAACATTGGTGATCATAATCCTAAATATGCTCAACCTAGTGTTGAATCAACTTCAAGTAATAAAGTTTCTTCTCCTCCTGGAAGAGATGCGGGTGAGGAATGGCTGGATGATCTTTAATCCTCACAAGCTAATGACAACTGCGGATGTAGGGGATCTCCTTTACGATCCGCAGCTGCCAACATTAGTAAAACAAAAAAGAGTAATGCATTTAATAAAAACTAATGCGTTGCCTATGACAAAAATTAATAGGCAATGGATGATCCCTTATAAAAAATTAGTTGAATGGCAAGAGAGCAAATTCAAATGACAGAACTAGATCCAAAATTATTAGACGATAAAACTGATGATCCAATAGTACAAAATATTATTAAAAGATTAGCCACTAGATCAAATATTGGCATTAAAAAATATGGCAGCACTTTTGATCAAGCAAACAAAACCACAGCTGAATTATTTGAGGATATAATTGAGGAGTTATTAGATGCAGCTGTTTACATTGAAAAACTAAAGCACTTACATGGAAAAAAATCTAACTAAATTAGAACTAGAAGAGTTAAACAAGCAGCTGCAAACAGAAAAAGAATTTGCCCTGGAGCAGTTGGAAAAAAAAATAGAAGATAATTTTAAATTAAGACAAGAGATTTTAAAACTTAGCAAGAATGGCTAGAGAAAATTACTTTAACCAGGGCGATCACTACTCAGAATTTCACCGACAATTTGATGGCTTGGCAATGATAGATATAGACCAAGTTGAGATNTGTAAAAAATGNAAANNACCNTTGGCATTAGTTGAAACAGCTTATGATGTTGGACAGAATTTTAAGTCGTTTACTGTCACAAAATTAATAGCTGAGAGGCTTAAAGTACCTGGGCTGGTTACATTGTACCAAGTAGATAAAAAAAGTAACGAGATCATTAATTTTAGAGTTAAAAAAATTTATCCAACAGAAAGTGATGGCTTTTATAATGTGCCTCCTTACTTGTATGTTAAATGGTTAAAGCGATTGCATGAAAAACACAAATGCTAATTGCGTATCACTATTGACACCCATCAAAACCCAAATTATTTAAATATAATTAATTAAAAAAAAATCACTGATACGCAAATTGATACGCAATGTCTATTTTTCTATATATATCCACAATGAACAGCATTGTGACAGGGCAGCGTTCTAACCAGCTGAACTACTCCCGCAACTGGATAAGCCGCTATAATCTTAAACAAAATATTTTGCATCAAAAAAATATAAAAAAGTTACACACACCAAAACCCACCGAAAACCACCGAAACCCTTTGGCTGCTGATACGCAAAATGATACGCAAAATTAATTTGCATTTTTTGCGAACACCGACTTGACAATTAGCATTTAATGCTTATGTTATAAATGTAAGATGATAAAAAAAACTAACAGAAAGGAAAATATGGCTAGAAAATTAAGTCCAGCAGCAGAAGTTGCAAAGCTTTTAAAAAAGAAAGCTAAAGAGATGGGATTGGTTGCAACAGCAAAATCTCATAACTATACAGGTGGCGATAGTGTTAATGTTTATATTACTGAGGGTACAGATGCTAACTTAGCAAAACTCAAAGAATACAGCGGTCAATATAAGTATGGGCATTTTGATGGCATGATAGATCTTTATGAGTATTCAAATACTAGGGATGATATTCCACAGACTAAATATTTGTTTGTTCAAGATGATAGAGCAGACACAATCATCCAGGATAATTTAGATCAAACTCAAAAAAGATTTTATGAGCATGAGTTTAAACTTAATGATTATGATTTAACTTCTTGGCAATGGCTTAACAAATTAAGAGATCATGTTGGGGAAGATTGGCAAAATGTTCTAAAAAAATTACTCCAGGAATTTAATGGAGTTAATACAGTTTCAAACCTTAGTAATGGTTTTAATTTTCAAATGATAAAAAAGGAGGCTGCATAATGGCAGAAAAAAAAATTAGATTAGATCGAGGATCATTCATGGGTATAAAAGATTATACCCTGGAAGATTATTTAAAAGAATGGAAAAGCTGGGCATTACAGATGGGCAGCATTTGCAATAAAACAGAGCATTGGGAACTCTATGAAAAACTTTTAGAAGATACAAAAGCCCTGGCAACTATTCAATTTGAGAAAATGTATCAACAACAAAAGAAGGTAGCATAGTTTGAAAAAAACTATTGAAGAAAAATTAATAAAATTAAAAATGGATTTAGGGGCTATCGCCCCTCGTTCTCCGCAAAGTTTACAAGGTCTAAAAGTTAGAAAATTATATGACCGAGTTTATTCAATCTTAATAAAACGATATGGGAGGTTTGATTAATGGATATGACTTCATACAAACATAAATTTTTAGGTAATGTTTCTGAAACAGAAAATTTAACTAAGAAAAAACTTTATTCTTTAATGTTAAAAGTAATGAACATTACAAATTTTCAAACAATAAAAAGTATGGTTGATTTGTACCAAAATAGAAAAAATTATCACGATTTTGCCGAAGATGGAGGTGGATGGCTAACTAAAAAAAATTGGAATGAAATAAATAGATTATTAAAAAAGGAGGTTAATTAATGGGAGAAATATTTTTAGCAAATAGCGGCAAAAGAAGTTTCCAGATGTTCTGGTATGATTGCCCTATTACAAATAAACGAAGAAAAAAACAGGTTGAGATTACGAAAAAACTACCAGCAGCTGCTGCTTATGCAAAAGCAGAAAAATTACAAAAAGAACTAGAGAGATCTATTGATGATGGTAATTATACAGCCGAGGATAAACCTTTTGGATTTGCCCTGGATGAATTAGAAAAAATTTATTTTAAGAAATGGGAGTTACATCAAAAAGATCCAACAACTGGTTTGAGGGAGAGAACATACAACGAGTATATTGGTTTTTTAAATATAATTAGAGGTGTTAGTAATCATAATATAAAAATTAGAGATAAAAAGATTTCTGATTATAAATGCAGCCAAATCACTCCAGATATTGCGGATCAGATTTCCCAGGTATTAGTTAATCAAACTAATAAAAATCAAAATACTAAATGCTGGGCAAAGTTTGAGGCTGCTTGTAAATTAGCTGTTGTTAAAAATTTTGGTATGAAAATAAATCCTTGTGTCATGGTTGATAGATCTAATCATCAATCTAAACAAAGAAAAACAAAAATAATAGCACCAAGTAAATCGCAGATAGATCCATTTTTAGATCACCTGGAAGAGATTAAAAACAAAGGATCTAATAGTTGTCCTAGAAAAGATTTTACTTCAAAATTTAATTACATCATTAACTTGTATTCAAATCATACAGGCAAAAGAGGTAATGAAATTTATGGAACAAGAATACAGGATGTTTATTTGGATAAAGGTTATGTTGAAGTAAACCAGGTTATATGTGCCAAGTATGGAAACATTGAGCCAACAAAGACAGATAAATCTGAGAGGATTGTCGCTTTAACTGATAGATTAATTAAAGGATTACAAGAATGGTTGGCTTATTTAAAAAATAAAAATATTCCA